AACCGAACTTAAAATTTATATACATAGTTTATAAAAACAATTTCTTATTTACAAAATAATCATTAATGATTTTTACCAAATCTTGTCTGTTCTTATCACTTACGCCACTAAACTGACGCTTAGGAATAGTAACAGACTTAGCAAAATAATCTGTTCCACCAACTTTAAAATGCAAAACTTTAGCACTTTTAGGTGTTATCACTCCACCATTATCGTGTATCTTTGCATACTTAGCATTAGTAAATACCGAAACCGTATTGCCTTTTATTTCAGCCACTCCCAATGAACCTTTAAGCATTCCAGTATCACTAAGAGGTTTCCCTTTTCTCAATTTCAAAGGATCCCAAGCATTCCCTTGATAATCTGTTCCGGTATCAAATCTTTTTCGCATTTCGTTTTCCATATAAAATGCTACTTCATCCAGCATTTCGTTTTTATTAATGCTTCTCAGTTTTTCCTTAAAACTTGTACTTACACTATCAAGATTGGTTGTTATACTAATTCTCATAATAATTCCTTTCATAAAAAAATCACAGCTAAATTAATAACTGTGATTAACTTTTCTTGTTATTCATAGGTGCATTCCTTTTCTTCTTCCTCTGTTAAAAATCCCTCGCCACTAAACTCAAATATTTCATCAACTATTGCTTTTGCTCTTTCTTTTGGCGTTAATTTCGCAAGCCTTGCATTTCTTTCTTCTTGGGTTTCTTGAGCAGGAATATCTTCCAAACTAATTTTCTCAAATGTTTTTAGAGCTTCGGTTAATGATTTTTTTCCTTCCATTCTCTCCACAACCTTTCTATGAACTTCCCTACTTCATTTGCTATTTCTCGTGGTTTCGGATTATTATTATACTCACTCCATACTTCAGCTATAAATTCTTCTCTTTTCGTTAGAGCATATTTTGATAAACCTTCTTTTATTTCTTCCTTGTACCGTTTATAGAAATCTTTTACATTTTGTATGTCAGAAACATTCAATAATTTATCAATTTGATGTCCAAACTCATGATCAAAAATAGATTTCATCGTATCACAGCCAACAGGTTTCCATCCGTTAGTTACTTGTCTTTTTCTTTCAGCAATAACATTGTCATAATTATTATAATAGTTTGAGTTCAATGATATTCCAGCATACTTGTTTACTATTTTTATAATTTCGTTCTCATCTGGATTATTTCCTAATCTAGTAACATGAAAAGATTCCGCTGTTCGATTACTTTTTATATTCAATTTTCCTAAAACATAATCAAGCAATTCTTTAGTTCCTTTTGCCAATTTATTATTCTTAGCATAATTTTTTAATTCTGCTTTCAATAATTCATTTCTCTTTTGCATACTTCCAACGAATTTAATTTGCTCTGCAACTTCTGGATATTTATTTTTCATAGCTGCAAGCCCACGATTCCACTCATTAGCACAACGTACATCAATACCTGTATAATCAGCTTTAACTCCTAATACTTTTTCAGCATAATTATTTGCTTCTTTTACTGTTTTTATTGTATCAATTATACTACTGTTGCCGTCTTTTTTCAATGGTTTAGTAAGTACAAAATCAGGAATATCATATTTATCGGCAAACGTATCTACTTTTTGTTTATAATTCTTTTCCAACATTTCTATATACTCACTATTTCCAATATTACCAGCAAAACTTCCTACATCTTGGTTTATATCTCCGTTACCTACAACTTCATCAGGATTTACCTCATCCGCTGTCAAAGATATCGTGTAGCACCTACAATTAAATCCGTTTGGCGGAAAATACTTATCAGCTTCAGGTGTTCCTATCTTAAATATTTTCCCATTCAATTCTCTTGTATGTTCCTGTTCTCTGCCATCCAACGTTCCACAATATTGATAATATGGATAACGTTCCTTGTATTTATCCATTTTCATATATATCCCCGTATTGTAAGCGTGATTCATGTTAGTTCTGAATACTGTTTTCAAATATCCCTCATTTAATGTTAATCCACTTTGAGATAAAATGTTATCCACGTCTTTTTTCCACTCTTTAAATGTTCCGCCGTTTTCAAGAGTATTTGACATTTGTTTAAAAATCTTTTCAGTAACATTTACATCTGTGACTTTTTTAATCCAAAAGTATTTTTGTCGTGCATACTCCATTTCATTCTCGATATCATTATACAAAGCAGGGTATTTTTTCAGGAAATTATCAAGTGCTGCATTTCTTGTTGTAGTCCTAGTATTTGAAAATTCCACAATTTCATTATCAATCATAACAGCGTTATCAAATCCTTGCAGCATTGACATTAACAACATATCTTCTAGTGTATTATCATAATCAAACTCCAAATCATATAAATCAGAAATATCATTTGCCTTTTCTATCTTCTCACGTACAGCTTTCAATACTTTCTTTTGCCATTTTTTAAAATTGTTATCAATAAATTTATCAAATCGTGCTTGATTCTTTTCTATCAGTTCACGCTTTTTATTTATTTTATTGATATTTAGTTTTTTTTTAGGCTTGGAAAATTCTAGACTTCCGCTTTCCTTTTCAATTTCTACTAAATCTATTTCTTCAACTCCCAGTATCTCAGCTATTTTGGATTTTGTAAAAGCATAACCGCTTTCGGCTATTTTCACTATATAATTTACTTTTTCTGATATAGTTTTTGTCCTTTTGTCTTCCAGTTCAAGTGTTTCAGCTTCATCTATTTCTTCCACAAATTTAAAATAAAAATTTCCCGAATCATATCCATAAAGTTGTGCATCTATTTCTATTAGCTTTTGAATCCAGTCCCTAATCTTTTTAACTTTAGATTCTATCTTATAGTTCTGTTGCTCCTTATGAACTTCTCCTAATGCTCTATTCCCACTATTTCCGTCCACTCCAACAACAAGCGTACTTCCAAGTAAATATCTTTGCACCGATTTTGCTTTTTCGTTTAACAGTTCCTGGTAAATTTCAGGCTTCAAATCATCTAGTTTTATGAATTTTATAAAATCGTCCAATGATTTTTCCCCAGCACTTGGAACAGCCAGCACATCCTTACCTTTTGCAGCCTTTAAATCCTTAGCCTGTGCTTCCACATCTTTTTGTCTTGCCTTAATAACTTCTGGTGGATCTGTTTCGGCGGATGGCTCATAAGCAAATACTGTAATTATATCTCCATATTTTTCAATAATTGCATTTAATTTCGATTCTAGCCTTTCCTTAGCTGTAAATACAGGAACAAGCGGCAACAAATCCGTGCTCCCTTGCAAATTATCTAACCTCTCTTCATTAACGCAAACTAAAAAACGGCTAGGTTCACTCGCAATCGCAATTTCGCTATCACGAGTTTTAACAACCCAACCGCTATCTTTATCATACTTTATATACTTGTTTGGCAACAATATTAAATCTTTAATTACTGTATTTCCTACGTTATCTTTATCATATATTATTTCAAATATTGATTTCTTATATATTTCCGCTCTCAAAATATTTTCTAGTAACTTTGATACATTAAGATTATTCAAACGTCGTTGAATGTTCTCGGCAACTTCCACATATTCTGGTACATCTGTTTCAATTTTCCACTCTTTAGATGTAACGGTTTGTGTCATAAGCTGTAATGCCTGAGCAATATCCATATCTTTTAACATCTGCTCCAGCAATTTGTCGTCTATATTTTGTTCTCCACTTGATATTGAACCTAATGATATTATTTCTTTTACTAATGCACTTACTACATTTTCCCTGATACTCACATTTCCTCCTTTCTACACGCTTATAAATTTTCTAATATACCTTTTTGAATTTTGTATTAAATCATTTATAACAATTCCAGCATAACTGCATACATCAACAGCGTCATCGTGTACAGCATTCGGAAATTTTAACAACTGCTCTTCCAGTTCCAACAATTTTTCCAACTTCTTGTTAAAAAACACTTTGCCATTTTCAAACATAACTGAAATGTTTAATGCTCTAGTCATCTTGTCTGTATCTGCCTTTAATTCTTTTAATGGCATACCTTCACGTTTTGCCTGTTGCATTATTCCTATACCACTACTCTTGCTCTCTATTGCTTGGAATCGTAAATTATATTTATGCCTATACTGCTTAATTACATTCCATTGGTCTGGTACTTCTAATCTTTCAAGCATTAAATCAACTAAATATAAATTCCATTCCCTATCACAAATAAAGGTTGCTATTACCGTAAAATCATTGTTTTTATGTGTACTCATTGCTGTATCTATCGTTTGAAAATAAAAACAGTCTTTGATATTAACATTTTTATTATCAGCTATAATAAAATCATTTTTTACATCAAAATATTTGAAATATTGACGCTTAAATAATCCACCATCCTCAACTTGTGGCTTTTGCTGATACAATGCTGAAAATTCACGACTTCCTATTGCCTTTTTTATATTTTCCAGTTCATCAATTCCATATCGTTCTTCCCACAATGGCTCGCCTACTTTTCTTCCAAGAATATCATTTTCTTCTGCAATAGCTGGCAACACAATACTTTCAAAAGTTTCCCCAGTACCATTTTCCATTTCCTTGACTATTCTGCCAACCAAATCATCTTCATGCCATCTAGTCTGAATTATTATTATTCCACCTCCAGGTGCTAACCTTGTACGAATAGTTGATTGATACCAAGCCCAAACCTTATCACGCTGTAATCTGCTGTTTGCGTCTTCCCTATTTTTAAACGGATCATCTATAATTGCAATATGTGCCCCTTTACCTGTTGCACTTCCACCTACTCCTGTACTAACAACAGCCCCTCTGTGTTCTAAAATCCCCCAGTTATCACCAGCACTTTTATCTCTATCTATAACAGTTTTAAAGATTCCTGTACCGCTTTTGCTATGCTCTCTATAAGTATCTCTAGCTATTTTCCCAAAATCTCTTGCCAAATCCATTGAGTAACTTGCAATTATAATTTCAAAATCAGGATTATTCCCAATTACCCAAGCTGGGTATTTTTTAGTCATAGTTTCAGATTTTGAGTGTCGTGGTGGCATGCTAATAAATAATCGTGGACTTTTGCCACTCTTAACATCTTCTACAAATTGCTGTGCTTTATCCGTCAAAAATTGTATGTGACTTGCATTCTTGTATCTTCCGTTTCCGTCAAAAATAAGAAAATCCAATAAATTTCTACGAGATAATTCCTTAACAGCTTCTAATCTTATCATTTCCATTTTATCCATTCTTACCACCAACTAATGTTCTTAACTCCTCAGTAGTAAGCCCTGAAAGCGGATTGGTATTCACTTGCCCAGACAACTGCATTTTTTCGATATATTCACCATCCATTTTATTTAAAATATCTAATGCCTTTAATCTATCCTGTAATTTCTCATTTCCATTTTTAATAACTTCCGTTAAAAACTCTCGTCTCTCAATCGCTGTCATTATTCTGCTTGTTTTTGTTTTTTCCTGTAATTCTTTTATATATTTTGATAACGTAGTATTTTGTAGTAATTTTGGTGCATTTTGTCTTGCATACTTTTCTTTATACCCTGCCTTTATTGCGGATTCAGTAGCATTTCCACTAGCTACATAAAACTCACAAAAAGACTTCTGCCTTGCATTTAATTTCAATGCTACCACCTCCATTATTTTGCAACAAAAAAAGACTGTTCCATTTTCAGAAACCAGTCTTGTCGTGTACTTCTTTAATTTATCCTGCTCGCCACACTACGAACACATCACTATTTATATAAAATCAAGGATTCAATGACAAGTACCTCAACTCATACTCTTTCATCTTGACATATTATATCATATTAAAAAT